GAGTATCGCGCCATGATTACCGACGAGGGGCTTTGCAAAAACTGCGGCCATCCTTTCATCGGCGAGCGGGATATTCAGATCGAGCACATTGAGCCACCCAGGTCCAACACCGACTGGGCGCGCCTACACGCTCGTAACCTCAGGTTGTTCTGCGGCTCCTGCAACGGCACAAAAGGCCACAAGCCGTTCCCCGACTGGCTCGATGAGCAGGAGGACGCCAGAACCAGCAACCTCAAGGAAGTGCGCGAAACAATCCGCCTGCCCGACCTGTTCGTGTGGGCCGACCACAGCGCACAGGCAGCCGAATGACGATCACTCAGCCGCCCGTGGCACTTGGCGTCGCCGCCAGCCCTTCGGTGGCGGTAGCAGGGCGTGGCTGTCCCGCAGCACACGCAACCACCGGGCAATCTCCGGAGGCACCACAGCGCGCCCTGACGCCCAGCGCGTGGGGATGTCGTGGTCACACCCCAGCAGGTTGGCCAGATGACGCCGCGACCACCCCAGAGCGTCGAGGGCGGCCGCAAAGTCGGGGCCGGTCATGCGCCAGCCTCCAGCGCACCCACCCGACGCGCCAGACGCTCGTGCCGCGAGTGCATCGCCCGAACCTCGACCGTCAGCGCCGTGACCGCACCCTCCACCCGAATGCAGATCGCCGTCAGCACCGTCAGCTGGTCACGGAACTCGCCAACCTCGTCCAGCAGCTTCGCCTGCTGCCGCCCCAGGAACTCCAACGTCGTCGGCTGCTCGCTCATCGCTCAGCCCTCCTCACGCTTGGCTGTCCAGCCCTCGGGCATGCCGATCACGTCCAGCACGTGCGTGCGATGCACAATCGCCAGGTAGCCCATGCGCTCGATGTCAGCAGCCTGCTTACGGGCCTCGGTCTCGGTCGGCACCGCAAGGCAGCGCTTCCATACGCAGTTCTCGGTGCCGCCGGTCCGGTAAACGGTGGTGAAAGTGTCGGTCATCGTCGTTACTCCGTTGTGCGTGGATTACATGCGGCCGATGCGAGCGACGATCTTGCCACCCTCAATCTGCGGCACCTTGAAGTGCTTGCTCGTGCCAGCCTCGCGCGCCTTAACCTCAGCAATCAGCGCCTCGATGTGGCCCACAGGCGCAACGCCGCAGGGGTAAATGCCAAGCTGGTAGTCAATCACCGCAATCTTCAGCTGCTCGGTGGTGTAGCCGGGGAACTTCCGGGTCGACTTGTGGCCTGCGTCCATGTCCGTTACTCCGTTGTGCGTTCTCGATGGCGTGGAAAGCGGCCCTTAGGCCGCCTCACACATGATCCGGCCCTTGCCGTGGTTCTTGCCGCCGCAGCTGCATTCGCACTGCATTGTCCGGCCCGTCGCGTTCATGCAGCGCGCGTCACACTCGTGGTTGCTCGGCATCTGCTTGCGAACCACAACCCGCGTGCAACGCAGCCAACCAGTCTCTTGCGTCCAGAGGCGCGGCATCTTGTTGCCGCCAAGGTCGTAGTCAGCGCGATTAACCGTCATCACCGTCTCGCCGGTCGGAAGGTCTGCGAGGAAAAGCATCTTGGCCATAACCGTGTCTCCGTTGTTCGATGTCGCCAATATGACGCCATCAGCGGCGGGTGTCAACGACTAAGTGTCGCCAATATGACGCATGGCTGCTATGCATTTCAAGGAGTTATGGGGCGATGAGCGAAAGCGCGCAGGCCAGTCAGAGCAGCGGGCGATCTGTGGGTCTGGCTAATCTCACGCCGTGGAAACCCGGCCAAACCGGCAATCCAAGCGGTCGTCCACGCGGTTTGGAGCGGCTTGCTCGCGAACACACCGAGGAAGCGCTGTCCGTGTTGGTCAACTCGATGCGCAGCAACGACGAGCGCATCGCTTTAACCGCGGCTGGTCTGATCCTCGATCGTGGCTGGGGCAAGCCAGTGCAGGCAATCAGCGGCGGCGATGATGCTGCATCCATCACATTCCTGCATCTCATAGCAGCGCGCGCATCGTCCGACGCGCTCAACAATCGCGTGTTCGACGCTGAGCATACAGACGTAGCTACAGATGAAACTATCAAACCGGCATCTCGTAACTTGATGGAACCAGCCCAGGAATGACAACATACGAGGAAGCGTTTCGGTTGTTCGCTGCCGGCAACGATACCGCTCTAATTCGCGAGGCACGCCGTAAGCGCAGGAACGCCACACTGCGGCGACTGAGGGACGCTAAGCGCCAACGACAGAAGGACGAGCAACGCGAAACCAACGCATGCTCGCTGCAGTGTCTCATCGAAGCGTTCATAGAGATGCGCCCATATCTACCAGAACCAGCTGTTGAATAGGAGGATCTAATGTCAGGATTGCTCGGCCCAGCCGTTAACCGCGTGCTGGCCAAAACACCAAAGTCCACGCCAGTCGCCGGCAAAGGCTTGAGCCCGATCGCAAAGGCCACGCTGTCAACCGCGCTCGCCGGCATCGCGCGCAATACTGGCGTATCCACATTGCCGCAGCATCAGTCAGGCGCGCTCAAACCCGGCATGCCGATAGCACCGAAACAGCGCACGCCGCCCGTGCAGCGTCGCGCTAAGTGAGCCACCACGCGCCATTGCTGGCCTGCTGCGCGCTGCTCGTCGTGCTCATGATCGCGAGCGTGAGCTGATGGCTAAGGGCCTCAGTATGGAGGACGGAGCATATTGCGCCGCAGCCTGGGCTGGCGGGCAAAAGCAGATCGATATCGCGCGATCGATGGGTATGAAGCATTCCAGCGCTGTGTGTGTCGCAATCGGCAAGTTCCTAGACGAATGGTCAGGCCAGCGCGTTAGGCACATGGAGTTGCTCGAATGCTACGAGCAAGAGCCGTGGGAGGTCGCTCGGGGGCTGCGGCCGATACACAAGACGGTTCAGGTGTGTGGGGATGACAGGAAAAGACTTGTAGCGCAGGCGCTGGCGCGGTTCAGCGCAGAGCGGCGCTCGCTCATGCTCGCCAGCGTGACGTGATGGCCTATCTGACGGAAAAGCAGATGGAGCGGAAATGGCGTAAACAGGCGCGCGAAGAGGTGCGGGAGGCCCACGCCCTTGCAATCCACTGCGTAATTGAAGCAGCCGAGCGCGCAGAGATAATCAGGCTGGACGACGAGATAGGTAAGATGCTGGCTGACAGCACTTGGCCGTTCAAGGCCCGATGATGCTAACCCTGCAAGCCACCGACGACTTCGACTGGGCCGATGCCATCGGGCAGAGCTCCAATCCGTTCGCAACCGCCATGTCACGCTACAACCGTGCCCCCGTTGCGTTCGTCCGTGAGGTGCTGAAGGCAGAGCCGGACAAATGGCAGATCGAGGCACTGCGCGCGCTCGCCCGTGGCCATACGCGCATCAGCATCCGAAGTGGCCATGGCACTGGCAAGAGCGCATTCGCCGCCTGGGCGCTGGTGTGGTTCGCCAATACGCGCGCCCCGTTCAAGGCTGTAGCTACAGCACCGACATCACCGCAGCTGTTCGACGTGCTCTGGCCCGAGATGCTCAAATGGCACAAGACGTTGCCCGAGCCGTGGCAAGCGCTGTGGGATCTGACGAGTGACCATCTGAAACTAAAGAGCGATCCGGAGTCATTCGTGACTGCGCGCACATCTCGACCAGAGACGCCCGAGAGCATGCAGGGCGTCCACAGCAGCAACGTGCTGCTGGTGTGCGACGAGGCCAGCGGCATCGCAGAGCCTGTGTTCGAGGCGGCTGCTGGATCGATGAGTAGTGCCGGCGCAACCACCATCCTTATCGGCAACCCGACACGCAGCAGCGGCTTCTTCTGGCGCACGCATGCGATGGAGCGTGATAGGTGGTTCACACTCAAAGTGTCCGGCCTGGACAGCCCGCGCGTCACCAAGGAATTCATCGACGAGCACGCACAACGTTACGGATTAGACTCCAATGCATATCGAATTCGAGTGCTGGGAGAGTTCCCGTCGGCCGATGACAACACACTCATTGGCGCTGAGTTGGTCGATAGCGCCATGTTGCGAGACATCCCCATTGATCTGTCCGCACCTGAGATATGGGGTGTCGACGTGGCCAGGTTCGGCGACGACAGCAGCACCCTCGTCAAGCGTCGTGGTCATGTGGTGACGGAGATGCCGCGCAGCTGGCGCCAGTTCGACACGATGCAGCTTGCGGGGGCGATCAAGAGCGAGTGGGACATGAGTCCGAACAGCCGCCCGTTGCTGATCGCCATCGATAGCATCGGCATTGGCGCGGGTGTGGTGGACCGGCTGACCGAGCAGGGTCTGCCGGTGCTGGGCATCAACGTGGCCGAGGCGCCGAGCACGACCGGGCGCTATGCGCGTCTGCGCGATGAGCTGTGGGTGCGCGCACGCGAGTGGCTGGAGGGGCGCAACGTGCGGCTGCCTAGGCATGAACGCCTCAGAGACGACTTGGTGGCGCCGCGCTATGCGTTCCTGTCGGACGGACGCATCCAGGTCGAGAGCAAGAACCAGATGCGGGCCAGAGGGCTGCCATCAACCGATTTTGCGGACGCGCTCAATCTCACGTTTGCGCAGGCGGGGCTGATGACCTCGAGCAGCAACGCGGCATGGATGTTCGACAGCGCGCCGGTGATGGGCGCAATACCGGGCACGGAGTGATGGTGGTCAACGACCGCACAAGGACCGTTCTGGCAAACCGGCGGACCGAACGCGACTGGACTGCTGAGGGGTTTATGGAAGTCTCTGGCCACACCAACCCGCTGTGGAAGTTCGACCGTGGCTATTGGGGGCGCGAGGGCCGGAGGATTACCGAGGTCCGGATAGCTCCAAATGGGCACGATTTGTGGATCAAGGTCAGCGAGCCGGTGATGGGCGCAATACCGGGGACGGAGTGATGGGAGACATTCCATGAGTGGCACGATCGATCCGCAGGTGCTGCAGCAGGCGATGATGCTGGCGGGGCAGCAGGGCATGGGGCAGACGCAGGGCTTGCTGGGCATGCCGATGAGCATTCCGCAGGGCACCGTGATCCCGCAGGGCCAGCAGCAGTCCAACAACGCCGGGCTGGGGCAGCTGTATAATGCGGTGAGCCAGTATGCGTTGAACGGGCAGGATCCGGGGTTGCCGCATCCGTTTCTCGGACAGTTGGCGCCGAGCATGTATCCCGACTGGTCGCCGATGCATCAGCTGGCGGGGATAGCGGCGTCGCGGTCGGCGCAGTCCGATCAGGCGGCGATCAATGCGCTGAATGCGCCGGCAGCGCCACCGCAGCTCAGCGACGAGGAGCAGGCGCGCATGGATGCCCGGACCGGCAATGAGGGGGGCGGACGATGAGCGGCACAGATGACAGGACGACTTGGGAAATAGCACAGGAGACGCTCGATAAGCTGACCACCAGGAAGGCGAGAAAGGCGCATCTCCGTCAACTAGAGGAGTCTGCTAGTGACTACGTAGACATACCTACTGCGATTGTGTTGGGTGTTCTTGTTGCTGAGCTGAAGCATCATCAGAAGATGACGGCCAAGCAGATGTGTGACGAGATGTATGATGCCCTTGCGATTGGAGACTTGAGCGGGGCCATCAGACTCGTTCCAGCCGACTTGACATGAGCGGCACGATGCCACCACCGGGCAGGCTATCGCTGCCGCCGCAGATGCTGGCGCAGTTGGCGGCGATGCGTGGTGCGGCACCACAGGGGGCCATGCAGGCTCCGCAACCACCACAAATGCCGCCGCAACCACCGATGGGCGGTCCACCGATGATGGCGCCGCAGGCTATGCCGCCACAAGGCATGGGACAGCCGCCGCCGTTCGCACCTCAGCAGGGCTTGCTGGCGCAGAGCGATGCGAGCTACCGGCCGCCGCCGTTGCCGCAGGTGCCGGGCTTGTTGCGCCCGGTCGGTGTGCCGACGACTGCCAGCCACGCGATGATGTTCCTGCAGAAGGCGC